AAATACGCAATGAGCAAGCCCACATAGGTGTAAGTATCAGCTGTAATTGCTGAAACGTACTTTTTGAGCCATTTCATTATTTTATTCTCCTTATACTTGTTGCGATTTGACCGACTAGGACTGCACCAATGACAACGCTTTGAGATTCCTCACGCTGATCTGGGGTCATGTCCGAGCCAATATTCATAATTGCCTCAACCGATGCGGCCAATGCTTCAAAGCCCGGGATCGCCAGCAGCTGTGTCGGTACTTCCAAAGTCACTGCCTCTGGATTTAGGCTTGGGATCGGGCTTGGCACAGGGCTTGGCTCGATCGGAGTTGGTGATGGTTCGACGGTTGGTTCGGGTGTTGCTATCTCTGGCGTTGGCTGTTGTGTTGGTTCTGGTTCTGGTGTCGGTATTGGTGTGGGTTCTATTGGCGACACTGTTGGCTCTACTAGCACAGGGATGGGCGAGATAGATGTTGGAATTGGTTCGGGCTGTGGCTCTTGTGTGGGCATTAGTGTGGGTTCTAATGTTGGCAAATCAGTTGGGCTGGGTGTAGGCGATGGCAAAAGCGTTGGCTCGATGGTTATGGTTTGGCTTGGTGATGGTGATGGTGTTGGCACAATCCCTGCGTAATACCGCAAAGGGCTATCGACGGGCAATAAATCACCGATGTAAATTGTGTAAGGGCCAGCGAAACCACCCTCACAATAGTGCCGGGCGATGTCTCCCTTATCGGCAAAATACTGGTTCGAGTTATCCCAACCAACCGAGCGAATCACCTGTTCGCCAGCTAAGTTTGCACAAGTAATTTCAGTAAACACGGTTTCGGCGTATGCGTTGGGCGTATGCACTAACATCGTGACCCCTACGATGAAAGCGACCAAAGCCACTCTCAAAGGTTTATTCATCAGACCAGTTTGGCCTTAATCTGCCTGCCGTCTAAAACGATGGGCGCAGCTGAATCGTGCCAAATCCAAAAGCCCACCGGCATTGATGGATCGCAGTCTATGGTGTGTGACCAGTGCAGGTGATACACCTTGCCATCCCAGCCGCCGATGTTTTTATCATCGTGACCAGTTTCATCCAGTTTGTCTGTGCCAGGGTAACGACCAAAGCGGCCTCGCAATACTTTGCCACCTTTACTGAACTCAACGCGTAGGATCGTGATCCATTCCCATTGGCCAGCCTTGTCTACCTTGTACGCAATGCCTTTTGGATACTCGACCCATGTCCATGCCTTTGGTGGAATTGATTGCTTGCTAGCACCTGACTCAACTTTCCAAAGTTGGCTCATTTTTCTAGTTTCTTATCGGCATCTGTAAAGATGTCGTTGATCTCTGCATCATCTAAGTTGCCGTCTTTCAAAAATGCTCGGGCTAGTCCCTCAATTACTACTGCCACGCCGCCAATTCCAGCGATGATGATTGCCTTGGCTGGCTCAACACCTGCAACGGCTGATGCGCCTACGACTGACAGGCTAGAAGCTGCAAAGACTGCGACCATTCTCAATAAGATGTTTTTGGTTTTGTTCATGATGCCAAGATGTCCTTTGGGTCTAGGTCCTTACCAGCGGACCAGCGGATGTTGTCGCGCATTTCAAAATGCAAGTGTGGGCCTGACGAGTTTCCTGTGTTGCCGGACTCGCCAACGATGTCGCCAACTTTAGCCACTTGACCAGGCTTGGAGCGCACCTTGTTTAGGTGTGCGTAAATTACCCAGCCGCCATCAACCTTTTGCACAACTTGGTTGCCATAGGCTTTGCCCCAGTTAGCGTTTTCGATCTTGCCGTCAGCTACTGCTAGTACTGGCGTACCCACTGGTACAGCAAAGTCAACGCCTGTGTGATAACCCTTAGACCACATTTTGCCTGGCTTCTTGTAAGCGGTTGTGATCTTGCCGTTCTTAATTGGTAAGGCCATGATTGCCCTTTCGTGTCATGGCCCTGTGGTTATTGTTAAAGTGCGGCGATTTCCTCGGCGGTAAGTCCAAGGTCTACCAGTTTGGCTAGTGCGCTTTCACGGGCTGCCACTTTTGCTTGGGCTTCGGCTTGCGTTACCGCGTTTGCTTGTTGATCTGCCTTGTATGCAGTATGTTCCTCGGTGGTCATTTCGCGTACAAGATCGTCAATCTGAATGTTTGGTTTTGTGGTTGCCATTGTTTTGCCTTAACTCTTTTGGTATCCATAGACGCGGATTGTTCCGCCTGTCATAGTTCCTATGCCTGGTGTAAAAGTAAAACCAGTTTGTGAAGCTGCGTTTTTATCAACACCGCCGCCAAAAAAATTATAAGTATTAGATGCACCGGACGTTGCAACTTGTGTCGTTGCTGTAAGGAATGGCGAAAAAATGTCACATGAAAAGGACGTTTTGCCAGTTGGGGCATAAGTAGCAATCCTTATTTTTGTTGTATTAGCTGTTGAATCTGATAACAAAACACCAGCATATTCCTTGGAAACCAAATAATCGTTGTATGTGCTGCCTGTTGAATTGTTAAAAGTCAAACCAATTCGGTCCTCTGCGCTTGTAACCATGTCATTGACGACAATTCTGTAAACTTCGTAGGTTGTACTAAAAGCACTTGTTACGGTTACAGATGAAACCGCTGAACCAATCGTTTGTGTTTTAATCAGTTTCAATCCTGATCCAAGTGCAAATACAGTTGCATCAATAGCATCGCCCAATGCCTCAATGGCTGTTGCGCCATCCTTGACGTAATCGGTGCTGGTTGGTACTGGCCAGCCGTAGTTCGGAGTGGTTGTTGCCATGCTATAAATCCTGCCATTCTGTCGTAGTTGGAGTATACCCTGCCCATGTAACAGTAGGTGCGATTTGCAACCAAATTTGGTTTGGGTATGTCTCGGAAATTGCCGAGCAAATCAATGTCATGGTGGCTGTGTAGCGGTCTAGATTCCACTTGATGCCCTCGACAAAGCCATCAAAAGTGCCACCAAATACTGCTGGCAAATCTTGTGTGTACACAGCTGATCCAACGTGCATCAAAATCAGCGCATCTCGGGTGGCATCGCTAACCGTTGGGCTATGCAATGGGATCGTAAGTTCCTCGGGGTAGGTGCGTGGGTAAGCGCGACTTTCCAAGAATGCATCAGCCTGACTTTGGGCATCAGCTGCATTATGCAGAGTAGTTGTGCGGGTTCCAGATAGTTCGCCAAAGGATTGCTGGCTGGTGTAGTCGGCGGCATACTTCTCGGCATTGTCTTTATAGATCAACGTAACGTCATTGACGATCTCTGACCACTGGGCGGCCTGTCGCAAGCCTACGGCGAGCAGGTCATCATCAGTAAGGGTGAGCGGTGTCTGTGTCGCTCTGGACGTGTAGGACTCGTAGTGGATTGAGCCGTCAGGGGCTTCATACAGGAATCCTCGACCAGATTGGGCGGCTTCTTGGGCAAGTGATAAGGCATTAGCCACACCGCCTGAATAGGCTGCCAATTCGTAACTGCCGGGCGTATCAATGTCGGACACCAAATCATCAACCAAAGTCTGGTTAGTTCCACCCCAGTTGGCCCATGTGGCAAGGCTGCTCACAGCTGACCAGGTTAAAGTTGGCACGACTTCATCCCAGTTTTCTAGGAATGCATCCGAAAGAATGTTTAACACTCGTGTGCCGTCAAACTCTTTGGCAAATCCGTCGCCGCCAGTTGTAAAACGGTTAAGTATGGCTAGTGGGCCAACGGCTGTGATGCTGTAAATGGCCACCGATCCCTCACTGCCATAGGCATCAAGGCTGATGTCAAGATCAGAGATTGTGCCTGTGTAGATCGTGCGGTAAGTGTTGGTTGAATCCTTGACCTGAATCTGAATGCTGTCGGACAGGTTGACGTTTAACGCGGTATCTGCATCAGTCCAAAGCCTTACATTGGCAATACCAACTAGGGCTTGTTCGTAAATGTCACGGCGACCTAGGCTGATTGAAATGTTGCTGATTGTGTTATCTGCATACTCATTGACCCCAGCAAAGATGACCTTTGGGTAAGGCGTGTATACGGTCACAATGTTGCCCCAACAAAGTTTACTGCGCCTGTGCGCCTTGCGCTATCTTGCAGCAGCTTCTCGATAGAACGGCGAGCAGACTCACCGTCAATGATTCCGTTCATATTAATAGTTACGTTTTGACCGCTTCCGGCATCAGGGCGAACCGATCCCGATCCGCTAGGTACAAAGAGTTCAGGTCCAAACTCGCCTACACGATAAGCCTGTCCACCCATGACCGAGCCACCAGCTGCTCTTGCTTTTGGTCGAGGCGTAAATCCTGCCTCTGGCAAATTTATGTTCAACGGATTTTGAATAAATCGCAATGCAGGCAGGGCGGCTTGGTAAGCATTTGAAATAGCGTTGATTGCATTTGCAACCGTTTCCAATGATGCTGCAATTCTTTCCATCATGCTCGCCGCACCTGGGCCACCGTCCGTGACGGTTGAAAATAGATTGCCAAAAGCATCGGTAACTGCTCTAAGTGCGCCGCCTAAACTAAATGCGCCATCGCCCTCAAAGTTTCCAGCTAGTTCTCTGGCACGATTGCTTAATCCCTCTGGATCCTCACCACTAAATCCCTTGGCGACTTTATTAACTTCCTCTAATAATGTTTTCATGGTTGGCAGTAATGCCACACCGATTGACTCTTTAAGTTCGCCTACGCGCTCTGTGACGATAGCCAACTGACCTGCATAAGTTTCGGTGTTGGCCTTAGCTGCGCCACCAAATAGCCTTACAAGTTCATCTTGGACTACGTTAAAATCTTTTGTTTTTTTGATGTTTTCATCAAGTGGGATGCCTAATTTCGTAAGCGCGCCGATGTTGCCGTTGTAAGCCTTGGCAAGAGTTAGCGACACGGTTTCAAGATCTCGACCAGTCGATGCCGAGATGTCTAAAGCAAGGTTGGTTAGTTCTTGCGCTTTGCCTACATCGCTGGTGGCTCGGGCAAGGTTTGCCAGTGCCGGGCGCAACTTGGTATCGGCTACGCCAAAGGCCAACTGTTGCTTGGTAATGTAAGCCTCGGTTGACTTGATCTGCGCATCGGTGGCATTGGTTGTGTTCTTTAAGGCTTCGGCAAGTTGCTTTTGTGATGCTTCATCCTCAACTGCGGCCTTGACACCATCAATGCCGATCTTGACTGCATAGGCGGCGGCGGCTGCGCCAGCAACTACAAAAGCGGCAGCGGCAATCTTCCCGTATTTTTTAAGGCCACCAGCAAATCCCTTGGCATCATTGTCTGCCTGTGCAAGGCTTCGGCCAAACTGATCTACATCAGCAAGCAAATTGAGTTTGAGTGTTCTCACATCAGCCATTGTTGTCATCCCACTTTTCTATAACTCTTTTGCTTACGGCATCTTTCCAACGTCGTGTCAATTCTGGCTGGATTCTTTTAAGGGTTATGAAAATTCCATAGCCCTCGTTACCGCGACCCTGTGCAGGTGATCGATCAGGAAAACGACGACCACCATTTTCAAAAGGTGCTGGGCCACCAAACTCTGATCCAAACAAAACTTGACCAGATACCGCGCCACCACTGAATCGACCCTTACTGCCACCGATCGTGACGTTAGGGATGCGATCTTTGTTGGCTCGAATAGTCGCCGCAACCTTTTGGGCTTGGGCAGGCAATGGGTTTAAGTTGTAGCTGCTTTGCATCTCTGTGGCCGACCACTGGCTAATGCTAGTGACATCGTCTTTAAGTGCTTTCTTTGCGCCCTCATCCATTTCACGAAATGCCTTGTAAAGGCCACGCAAGTCCCGAGAGTCAGGGGTCATCTTGACGGTTACTTTGTCAGCCATGACCATTCCTCTCTTGTATCAGCGTTACTGCTGTTGTTATGTCAGCGAGCGACCAAGTCAAAAGATCGGCCAAAGGGATGCCGGTCGATGTTGCGATCCGCACCAGCGTGTCCCTTAGTTCTCTTTTGGGCTTTCCTCGACCACCTCAAAGGTTTCAAACTCATTGGT